GGCACTGGTAGGTGGTACAGTGAGCTGTCGGGCCGCAAATGAGCCGAGACTAGCTGTCAAACTGGCGCATTGAAAATTGGAAGGTGTGCCGGCGGGTTCGGCTTGGCGATAAGCAATAACCTGGCCTTGCATGTTGAGGACGGCAGTGGTGTTGGTGACTTCAAAGCCCTGAGCAATAACACGTGAGGCGCCTCGCAAATAGGAATCGTCAAGCTGAACGTTGCCGACTTGAGATGCAACTGTGGCTTGGCTGAAATCTAGAGCAGCGCCAGGTGCGCCGCCGATTGCTGAGACGCCTGCGAACGGCGCGATCGTCGCCGAGGGGACCGCCGCGAGAATATTGCCGCCGACGATGCCGTATTTCGACCACGTCGACCCGGAGTCTGACGGGACGGGCGATTGCGCAATGTGGCAGTCCCAGTTAGCGACTGTACCAGTTGGCGCGCCAATTGTGATTGTCTTCTTGACGACTTGGACGACGCTTGGAGCGATGTCAACATCTGGATAGCCCGTGACGTAGGTGTCTGAGTCGTGGAAGGGGTCGATGGCCACCTTGAGCCATTCCTTGCCCGCTTCGGAGAGACCGGAAGGTACGGACGAGAGTTGATCCAGATAGGAGTCTGCTTGGTTCTTGGCATTCATAAGTGTTGCTGTTTGAGTAAATTTTACCGATCCCGCCGCCTCGGACACACAAATAACGAGAGCGTTATAGACGGCATGTAGAATGATGGCAGCCGGGAGGGCAGGCAAACCAAAAGCGGCGAGCAGGCAATAATTGGTCAAATGCAGCAACGTGGGCGGTATGCGTGCTACGATGTGCGGGTAGGCGATGAACTCCTGCACAATCATCTGAGTGGTGAAATACGGGAGCCCGCGATCGTGGGTAAAACGGGCCAACTCTTCAACCACCGGTGCACAGAACACGGCGCTCGCCTTCCATCCAAAAACCGTAGCAAAACTTGCGTTGGCCAGGCCGACCAAACAAGTGGTTCCCGCAGCGCCTACAGATTGGGTTAATCTGCCCATAAATGTCGCTAGTCGTGGGGCGGTAGTGATGAATTTGTTGAGCATGGCCAACTTCGGACGTAGCATGCGTGGCATCACCACTTCTGGAAGGTCGAGGGGCGGAAGGGCTATGTCGCGAGCGCGCACGGGGCAGATGCCCTCGGGCACGAAGAGCGTGGTGCGCAGAAGGGCTGGCCACTCGCTGATATCTTGAGACAACGGGAGTGGTGTCGTGGCCTCCGAAGCAAAAGCTTGTAGCAGCTCGGGAAAGTCAGGCACAGAATGATAAACGACGGGCCGCGCTGGCAACGGCGGGGGCGCTTCGGTATTGGCCATAGCCCGATGGCGGGGCTGGGGACAGCCGAGCACGTCGACCTTGTGAACCTTACGAAAAAACTTGCAATCAATCATGGCGGGAAAAGAGGTGATCTTCTCGCACTCATTATGAAACTCGATGCAATCCGTTTCGGTCACGCCATAAAGTAGGGCGAAGTCGTC